TTTCTTGTTACACCTTTCACCTTACCAAGAATTTCTTTGTAGTGTTTTTCTAAATATGAGTTTATCATATAATCCTTCCATGTTTAAGTATATATATAACAATATTTACAAAAACGAAAAAAACCCATTATATTTCTATAACGGGTCTTTGAGTGAGTAATATATCTTGGCTATTAGATATATGAATAAATATATGTTATCCTAAGAATATAGAACCAGGTTCTGCAGAAGCACCACCTGATGTTTCTAATCCTGCTCCTATATCAAATGGTGAAGTGTGGTTAAGGCTGAATACATCTGTTGCATACATACCATCAACATTTACAGTTACGTTAGCATTATCTTGTACAGAAGTTCCATCATAAACATAATATAATTGGTCATTATATACAACACCACCATGAATATCTGGTTTTGTTCCATTACCTAAATTTTGTGGGAAACCATCATGTCCTTGTATTACCATTATTTTCTTACATGAAGATGTTCCTTTTTGTGTAAAATTACCCATTACCATTGCCAAAGATGGAGCTCCTCCACTTTGTTTAGCTTCTGCTATTTCTCTTACATCTGCGTTTAAGTCATTACCAGGTGTTCCTTCTTGGAAGTTAGTAGTCCATTGTGAATTAACAGTACCATCTTCATTAAATGCCATTATCTTTTTGTAGGTACTATTACCACCAAAAGAATCAAATATACCACCAACTACCCATACTGCATTTCCTTCATACTCAAACCAATGACAAGTTAATACTGCTCCATTAGTAACTGGAGCTCCAAGTTGTTCAAATATAGAATTACCAAAATCAAATGTTGTATCTACTGTTCCATCTTGGTTTAGAACTACAAAGTTTGCGTATTTACCTGTAATATTATTCCAAGTTTGACCACTATGTGCTACACCAATCTTACCATTTTTATTTACATAAACATCGTGTATGAATGAAGTTCCACCAAGAGTATTTGTAGGTCCTGAACCTAAATTGGTTTCAAAAGAACTATCTGTGTTAATTGAAGAATGTGGTACTCTTGCTAAAGCAGGATGAGAATTAGAACCACTAACAATCATACCTGTTTGACCAAACATATAAATGTAATTTTCGTTTTCATCAGTTACCATTCCAAATATAGAACCACCTGTATCTACCATCAAACCACTAGATGCACTTACTGCTCCTGATGTTTTATCAATCAAACGAGTTTCTCTATAATCTACACTTGATGATACAACTCTATAATCACCAATAATAGAATCTCTTGCTCCTTGAGAATGACGAACTTGTTTTACTGCACCGAAAGAGGATGAATTTGCAGAAGCCATCCAAAGTGTATCAACAGCACCCTCAAAGTTCATTTTAACAATACCACCTTGAGTTGCTTGTGTTGCTGAACCACTTGCTTGATATAAATCAAAAGATGATACATAAACTGAATCATAAGTTGGAACATAAGGTTGTACTCCTCTACCTGCTCCGTAATTTGATATGGGGTTGAATACTAATCCTGGCATAATCTTATACTAAATTAACTACATTAATTAAATAAACTTCATTTGTACTTGAATAATCATAAGTTGCAAAAGTTAAAATATCTCTTGCACCAGCTCCTTGTGTTACTTGATAAGATGCTCCTGATGATTGTTTAATATTACTTGCAAGTGTTACAGTTGATGTACCATTTTGTTTAACCAATACATTTATAACTTGTCCATCTTGTACATTTAGGGTTTCAATATGAGTTACACCACTACCAGGTAAATCAAGTACTTGCATTGTTACATTATCAAATTCAACTGATGCGGTATTGGCAGATGGAAAAGCTACATTACCTACATTTGTTTTCATTCCACCTTGGAAATGTATGTAAGAATTAAGTTCAATTGTTCCTGTTGTTGAAGCAATACCTGGTGTAACTACTTCGTCTGCTTGAAGTTGACTAGCTTGTAGTGGTCTATTAGGTTCTAATGTTAAAGAACCACTAACAACAGTATTGTTAAATATAGTTACAGTACCTGTTGGTGAAGCTATAGCTGGAGTAACAAGTTCTTCTACTGCTTGAAGTTGAGTGGCTTCAATTGGGTTACCTTGTTCTAATATTAAAGAACCACTAACAATAGTGTTCATACCTAAAGTTATAGTACCTGTTGGGGATTCTATAACTGGTGTAACTACTCCTTCTTCTGCTTGGAATTGAGTTGCTACTACTGGGTTACCAGATTGAACTTGTATTGAACCACTAACAATAGTGTTACTTCCTATGGTTACTGTTCCTGTTGGAGATTCAATAAATGGGGCAACTAATGAATCATCTGCAACTACTTGAGTTGCTGAAATTTGATTATTAGGTGATAAATTAACAGAACCACTAACAATAGTATTGTTAAATATAGTTAGGGTGCCTGTTGGTGAAGCGATACTTGGTGAAACAAGTTCTTCATCTGCAACTAGTTGAGTTGCTGCTACTTGTTGTGATGCTTGTAATGAACCAGTAATGGTTTGATTTTGAGTAAATATATTACTTAAATCAGTTTTAGCAAATGAACCAGTTGATTGTGGTATTGCTACACCATCTGAATTACCAAACCACCCATATCCATTAGAAATGTTAGGTACATCGTTTGCTCTACCTGAACCTTGTATTACACCAGAACCATTTATATCTGATTTTTCTACATATCCTAATGCTTGGATAAGATTAGCAGAACCAGTTGGTTTTACATTTGTATATCCACCACCTACTCCTACATAAATTGCATCACCAGAACCAAATGCCGAAGTATCTACTCCATTTAAGAATCCATTTAAGAATATTCTACCTTCTCCTGCAATAGCAATATCTTGTCCTGCAACACCACCTGCTGGCATACGAGCTGGATTACCTGCATCTGCTGGATATACTCCTACTATATTACCATTTGTTCCACTACCTGTAAAGTATAATGGAGTTCCTTTTAGTATTTCTGCTCCAGTTAAGTTTTTACCATATACTATGGTATTGTCTGCATATTGTGCAGATTCTACACTACCTTCTAAGAAAGAAGCAGTTAATGCATAAGAGGCAGATACTGCTACACCTGTTGCTAGTGATAAATCAATTTGTTCTGAACCACTAACAATTCCTGCTGGTTTGTTTGTAAGGTTATTCCAATCTGCTGATGCAGTAGTTGTAGAACTTATTGTTACATCACCAGTTGATTGGTCAATACTAATATTGTTTCCTGCTATAATAGAAGTTACACCACCATTCTCTGCATAAGATGCTGAAAGAACTATTCCATCAATTCTACTTGAAGTAAGATTACCTGTTGTCTGTGTGATATCAATTTGTTCTGAACCACTTACTAATCCACTTGGTTTATTTTGTATCTCATCCCAAGTTGGGTCTACAACATTCTCTGCATAAGATGCAGTTAAAGCGTAAGATGATGTTATATCTAAATCAGATACAACAGAACCTGTCCCATCATAGAGAGTTCCTGTACTTACATCTTTTTGTAGTAGTTGTTGAAATGAACTACTGATTGTTTGATTTGTTAAATTATAGTTTGCCATCTCTTTTTATCCTCTTATTGTGGTAGATAACCATATCTTGAATTTGTTATTTTTAATCCCAACTTTTCAATATCAGCTCTTACACCACCTCTAAAAACAATTGGTGATTTGAATTGTGTATCTCTATCTGGGAATATATCTTCATTTTGTTCTGTTCCATATTCTGGAAAAGTACTACTGTTATAACATAAGAAATCAACTAATCTTTCACTAAAGTATTCTGCTTTGTTTTTGATTGATTGTCTTTTCTTATCGTACAATGCTAAATCAGCATCTATGTTATTTTCACCGCCTGTTGGTTTAACCAATCCAGCGTTTCTTGGTCTTAGGTAAATAGTTTCTAATGATTCATAATAAGACCAGTATATTAAAGCATCTTGGATGTAATCATCTACAAGTGATTTATAAACACCTGTTAAAGAATCTGATTGTACATCCTCAATTATTTTATCATATAATTTAGAACCCAAGAGGCGAGTAATGTGGATTATCTGTGCTTCTCGGATTACTGATGAAATTAAATCAACATCTAAGTTATTGTTTATATCTGTAAACCTTTTTAATTTACTCTCCGATATTAGTAGGGTATTCTCCATTTGTAATCTCCTTGGTTTCTATATTATCTTCTAATTGTTTATCATCACCAATTTCTGCATCTACTGATGTTACTACTTCAGTTTCTTCACCATCCTCAAATATTCTTACTTGTTCTACACCTAATCCACCAGTATATCCATTACAATAAAGTATCTCTTCAAATGTAGTTAGAATATCTGATTGTTTTGGTTCAATCACATTTTTAAGGAATAGTGCCTGTGCTTCTAACATTTCTGTTCTTCCTCCTAATTGTCCTTCGGTTTTAATTCCTAATAACATTGGAGATACGATACGATGTGATGTTAAAATCTTTTGAGTAACCATATCATTAACAGTAGTATAATAACCATCAGCTCCGTTCTGTGGAATGGGAGTGATGATTGGTGCCTCATCCTTATTTGCCACATCCATATAAATAAGAGAACCTGCGTTATCACTTCCTGCATATGCTTGTCTTAATTGTCTTTCAATTGTTTCTCTATCTTCTGCATCCGCATTGGTGAAGGTTGTAATAGATAGAGATGGTGCAAGACCATTCTTTATGTTGTTTGTGTGGAAATTATCTATTTCCGCATCTAATGAAATAATGTTTAACCCTCCTTGGTAATCAGGTAGTGGATAATATTTCATACCAGGTCTGTAAGGGTTAAAGTAATATAATTGTGATGGAGAAGTTCTATCCAATTTGTTAAATCTTGGTAAGAATACCATATCATCATCACTTACTCTCAATCTTCCTTTATTTTCAAATTCAGATGAAACAAAGTAACCAGGTACAATTCCTCTCTCATTACACTTGTGAGCTCTTACATAAGAAAAATCAATATGATAAACATCTGTAATCTTTGTTCTATCGTTTGACCATATAATTTCTAATGCGTATCCACCAAAGATAGCTCTATCTAAAGCAACTTTCTTAAAGATATCGTTCCAAGATTCTCCATCTCTGTTTGCTCTATCTAAAATACTTTCATCTTCTGCAGTTAAACCACCACCAACGATAGCATCAGCTATTGAATTGATTGCAGTTGAACTGATTGATGATTTGTTGTATAATTCTATAATATATGATGGGAAATCATTTGTTTCACCATAATATACGATTTTTCCTTTATCATCTTCAAATACTCTTGATGATGGGTATAATGCTTCACCATACTTGGGAATAATCATTAATTTATGTTTGTTTAATTTTTTCATCTGTTATCCTTGATAAACTGTATATGTTGCATTCTCATTAGATGATATATAATTCTTCTCAATGGGTGAAACTGACCCACTTATGAATACTCTATCTTGGTATTTTAAAGTAGAAATTGAAGTAATTTCATTATAGGTAATACCACCTTCTGCTCCAGCATAACTCCATATTTGTGGTGTTCCTGTCCAAGTTGTACTAGTTGTTCCCCATACTAATGCTGAACCTGTAATTTCTGGCCCATACCATACTTCTAAATTGTAGGTAGTTCCTGGTAATCCTTTAACTACACTTGAAGTGTAATCTGTTGAGGAAGATATATCAAAACTTAAAACCTCCCAACGAAGATTGTTTGTATCTTCGGTGGATGATGTGGTAAAAGTGATACTTGCTAAATCAGTATCATTTTCTAAGGTAGGGTAAATTACAATATTGTAAACATAACCATTTTCATAAGAACTCGTTACAAGAGGTGTATCGGTTTCTTTTTGGTAGGTTATGGTATTTGTTTGGTTTTCTTTTAAAGTAATCATATATCTCCTTAAAATAAGAAATAGGGGGGTATAGAACCCCCCTTATTCTTAAATTGCTTATTGTGAAATAGTAATACCTGTTAATACAGTACTTAAATCAGCACCCGCAATAGGAATTGCTGGTTCTGGTTCTTGAGCTGTAAAGGTTAAGGTATAACCATTAGCATCTCCAATTGCAGTTCCTGTTTGACCCTGTCCTCCATTAAGTTGAGCCCCATACACTTTTCCAACATAAAAGAATTTATCACCTTCAGTACCTGCGTTGTTAGTTTCAACAACGATTTTCAGGTCTGGATTCTGTGCTAATACTTTCATTTGATTTCTAAGTGCTGATTGCATCTTTAGGAAAACAGCATTTATAGTAGACTCGTAGAAAACTGTTCCATTCTCAGTTGAACCATTAATGGTTTCTGTGAAATCAGAAGTTCCTCTGGTCAAGTCAAACTGATAAAATATTCCATCACCACTTAAGTCAGTAACTTCACCTGAGGTTTCAGTTACTCCACTTTCTGGTAATGAGCCAGACAGGATATACAATGTCTTGATTCCACCTGCGTTATCTCTACATCCGAGAGAAAAACCTGCTGTAATATCACATGCCATAATTTATATCCTTTCTTTAGTTATTTAATCAGTTATTATAAATTGTTAGTCACCCAGTATTCTGGGAATGCTACTTGTACACCTAATTTTGTTACAATTCTGTGTTTCAATTGGTCACCATTGATATCATACCAAAGTTGGAAGTTATCCAAATCAGATACTAAATCAGTACCGATTACGATATGTCTTGCTGGACCCATTACGATTCTATCAGTACCTTGTAATCCAACAGTACCTACGATTGTAAGGTTAGCAAATGGGTGTCTCATTGACATTAAAGAACCTCTGTTCTCAACAGCTGCTGGGTCAAACCAGAAGTTGTTTGCTTTTCTCAATCCAACGATGTATTTTCTAAAGTTAGGAATTGACATAAATACTGTCAAGTCATCTCTATCTTGTACATCAACTGCTAAAGATTCTAATTGCTCATCAATGATATCTATGATGTTATCAGATGTTGGAGCTGATGAAGATACAAAAGTTGCACCTGAACCAGAAGCCAATAAAGTGTTTAGACCATCAGTACAATCTCCAGCTGCAACTGTTGCAGTCCAGATAAACTCATCATTTTTCTTTTGGAAGTTAGCTACCAATTGAGAAGTATATTCTTCTACAAATGCATAAGTTTCAGGGTAAGAACCATTTGGTCCTAACAACCCGATGTATTTAGAATCTAAATCTCTAATACATAGTCCATCGTGTGAACTTCTTTGACACACTAGAATATCTCTTTGTGTGTAAGTTACTGAACCTGAAGGTGTAGTTACACATCCTTGTCCGTCTTGGATTACTAAATCCACTTCTTGTAAGTTAAGAGGTTCTTTATATTTGATTCCCTCTTTTACAGTCACATATTCTGCAGTTGAACCAGCAATAACCGATTTTACTAGTAATTCACCAGCAAGTTCGTTATTGAAGTTATCAAGTGCAGTTACATTAAATCCTGCCATAATTAATTTCTCCTTTTAGTTCTTCTTACGAAGTTTCAACAATCTCTCAAACTGTGCTTTCTTTTTAGCATCAGCTGGGTTATAAGATATATCAGTTGAAGTTTCTCTACCGTAAGTTGATTTTTTGTTAGTAATTGTTTTTTCAGTTGCTGGTGCAGCGTTGAACTGTTCCTTAACTGTGTTAATTTCACCCATTAATTCTTCTTTCAAAGCGGTGAATTGTTCTTTGAATTCTCCTCCAATCATTTGGATAAGTGCTTCGTGTAGTTCGTTGATGTTAACTTCTGAAGATTCTCCTTCGAATTCTTCTTCTGTTGATTCAACTTCTTCACTCATTTCTTCTTCACTTTCTGCTTCAACTTCTGTTGCAGTGGCTGAGGTAATTACACCTCCTTCCGTTGTGATAGTAATATCACCTGCAAGTGCGTGGGTTCCATCTGGTGCTGGTATATTACCATCCTCAGTTACCACAAAAATCTCAATTCCTTCAGTCAACTCCTCACCTGGATAAGATAAGGTAAGTTCACCATCAGCAGTTGTGATTTCGCCAAAAGTTTCTTCAGTAGTTTCTTCTGCTAGTGTTTCTTCAACAACTTCTTCAGATGCAGTTTCTACTACTTCTTCTGATAATTGTTCTTCAACAACAGTTTCTTCTACTTCGGGAGCATCTACTAAATTGAAATGTTTTTTCACTAATTCTTTTAGTGCGTTTTTCATAATAAACTCCTTTTTGGTTATTTAATCTGTGATTCAAACGAACCTATCTCAGCCTTCGAGTCAACAACTACCAACGTTTTACCATTAGTCAACTTGTATTCTCCATCTGGCATTATAGCCTTTCGTTCTCCATCTTCTAAAATAAAAACAACATAAGATTTTTCATCGATGACTATTTCAGTTCCACCTTCTGTTGTTCTATAAAAGAATCTTTGTTTAGATGCGTTAATCATGTAATCAGCAAACATCCCCTCTACCGAGAATCCTTTTACTAATCCAGTCTTAACATAATCTTCCCAAACATCCTTATTTCTTACTTTCATTATACCGAACCAAGTACCTTTATCGTACTTTTCTCCGGTCAATGCGTATGATTTATCTTTTTCTGAATCATCCACAAGCCAAGATTCAACTAATGTAATATCTTTTAGTTTCTCTTCTTCTGAATGTTCGTAATTTACTTCTCCTTGGTATCCTTGTTCCAAGTATTTATATGATATCTTCTCAATGGTATCTGGTGAGAAATATACATAATACTCACCATTAAAATCATCATAACGATAGATGAGTTTATTTGGAACCATTAAAGGACCAGCAATCAATTGTTTTTCTTTGTTTGCTTCTGCAAAGTTAGAGGTAATGGTATTTGATGTCTGTGCTACATCTGCTCCATTAGGATTTCTGTTCATTGTAGGAATTGGATTCTTTGATGTTGCTGCATCTACTGATTCTTCTGTTTGTTCAATCTTCTTTCCTTCTTCATTCTTAAACAACTTTAATCTCTGCCACCAATGTCTGCATCCATATGAACCTTTGTAAGTAAAGATATCGTAAATTCCAAACTCACTATTCTCTCCTTGAACTGTAAGATTGTTGATATCTTCTTTTCTGTATATAAGGTTTGCCTTTCTCATTCTTGAACAGAAGTTTCTGTTCTTTGAGTCTAAAGGACCTTGGTAAGAATATCTGATTTGGAATTTTCCATAATCCTCAAGTGAAGAAAGCTCAGGTTTAGAACTTATAGCGAACTCCTCTTCACCTACTTCTTCTATAGTCCAGCCTTGAGCTTCTAATTCTTCACGAGATTCTCCTACCTCTAAGAGTTGTTCTAAGATACCATCTTGTCTATCTTGTGGTAAATCTTCTATATAATTTGTGGAAAAGTAATCATCTAAGATTAGTTCCAATACATCTTCATCTGAATAGTTAGATTTCTTATATTCTTCTTGTAGTTTTTCTCTACGAATTTGTTCTAACTTTCTTTGTGCCCATTCAACTCCAGCATCTCCACCCCATGCTAACCACATTAATCTACCACATCCATCTCCTAATTCTTTCTTAGAATTTTGTCTGTGTCTTTCAAATGCAGCCATTCTAGCTATGGTATCTTCTGAAATTGGTTCTCCTTTTGCTAATTGATTTGCTCTTTGCTTACCAACTGGTGTACCACAAGAACCCCAACCATTTTCATCTGCCCATCTTAATGCTATCTTAGCATTTTCTTGAGCTTGTTTGGGATAATCTGAATAAGATTCAAACTGTTCTTTGAAGTACATAAATGGTAATTCAATTGCAGGTGATTCTACCAATGCAATTGCATCTACTCCGGACTCTAAATCAAACTCTTCAATATCAAGTTTAACTATCTTGGGGGATTTTAACATAAGTTTTCCTTATATACTTTATAGTATTATATAAGAAATACCTATTTGGTTAAGCGGCTACGGTTCTTCTACTCTTAATCTTAGCATCAGCTTCTAAAGCATTACGAGTATCACCACTTACTGTGTATGCTCTGACACAAGGTTGAGCATCTATTTCTTGTATAGAATCAGCATTTTGAACGGCTGCTGTGGAAGGAGTAGCTCCTCTTGAACCAATATTTGGTGTTCTTGGCATATCTACTGACCCACCACCTACACCTTTACCAGCTTTCTTTGCTCCTCTTACGGCAGAAACAACTGCTCCGATTATACCTGCTGCTTGAACTGCATATGCAATAAGAAGAGGAATGTTTTGTGGGAAACCAACAGCCGCGGTTTTGGCTGCACCGGTTGCAGTTGCAACAGTTGCCTCACTAGCTTTTAAGGATGCAAAAGTAATTGTAGATTTCGCCTCCATAATTAATTCTTTCGCAAGTAGAACTTGTTTAGCAATCAACGCTGCTCTACCTACTGTTGATTCAGCACCTGCAATTGCAATGACATTATCTAATGAATTCTGTCTTGCGATATCCAACTTTCTTTGTAGAACTATACTTTGTTGAATAAATGCTTCTCTTTCTTCTAAACTTCTTTTATCAATGATTGCTTTGTTAATTGCTGCACCT